ACCAACTTTCTGAAGATATGACTTTTGCCAAAGCAAGAACTTGTATTTCAGAATGTCTTCTTAACGCTGCTGTATACGGTACAGGTATTGGTGAAATCTATATAGAAGAAACCAAAGAAAACATACCAGCTATGCAACCTACACCAGATGGTCAAATGCAAGCTGTAGGTGTCATAGAGCGTGATAGGTTCTTAGTTAAGCTACGCCCTATTATGCCTCAGAACTTCCTTATCGACCCGCTAGCTACATCTATCGAAGAAGCTCTAGGTTGTGCAGTAGATATGTACGTACCACTACATCAAGTAGAGATAGATATTGAAAAAGGTGTCTATCGTGACGTAGATGTAGAGACTGTTGCAGCAGATGATGACCTAGAAGCTGACCAAGATATTACAATAAACGTAGATGATAGGGTTCGCCTTACTCGCTACTACGGATTAGTTCCGAAAGCCCTGTTCGATGAGGCAGAAGGTGAAGAACTAGAAGAAGATGAGATTGCTGTAGCGTTAGGTGAAGAACAAGAACAAGAATCTGGCTATATTGAGGCTATGGTAGTAATTGCTAACGGAGATACCCTACTTAAAGTAGTAGCTAACCCGTTTATGATGCAAGATAGACCTATTGTAGCGTTCAAATGGGATGCAGTACCTAGTAAATTCTGGGGTCGTGGTATCTGTGAGAAGGGTTATAACAGTCAAAAAGCCCTAGATACAGAGCTACGTGCGCGTATAGACGCTCTTGCACTTACTGTACACCCTATGATGGCAGTAGATGCTAGTCGTATGCCTAGAGGCTCTCAGTTTGAGATACGCCCGGGTAAAACTTTGCTTACTAACGGTAATCCAGCAGAGATATTACAACCATTTAAGTTTGGTGCTGTAGATAACATTACCTTTACACAAGGCGCACAGCTACAAAACATGGTACAGCAAGCTACAGGTGCAGTAGATACTGTTGGTATGCAGAACGCTATGAATGGTGAAGCAACTGCTGCTGGTATTTCTATGTCGTTAGGTGCGATTATCAAGAGGCATAAGCGTACGTTACTTAACTTCCAAGATAACTTCCTAATTCCCTTCGTTACTAAAGCTGCACATCGCTATATGCAGTTTGACCCACAGCTTTACAAAGCACAAGACCATAAGTTTGTAGCTTCTAGTTCTCTCGGCATCATTGCTCGTGAGTATGAAGTCACACAGCTAGTACAGCTTTTACAAACTATGCCTCCTGAAAGTCCTATGTACAGCTTCCTAGTTCAATCTATTGTTGAGTCTATGAATCTTACTAAACGGGAACAAATCCTTGCAGGTATCGAGCAAGCTAATCAGCCAAACCCACAAGCACAACAAGAAGAGGTTATTCGTAAGCAGTTTGAGCTTGAGATTGCCAAGGCTAACTTGCAACAAATCCAACTACAAAATGCAGAGATACAAAGTCGAGTTCAACAAAACAATGTTGAGACACAGCTACTACCTGTGGCAGAAGAGACTGACCGTATTGAAGCTATTGCTAAGACCCTACCACCTGATGAGTTTGCACAAGCTGTCAAGATGGCAGAGCTTAGCTTAAAACAGCAAGAGTTAAAAGTAAAAGAAGATATTGTAGAAATGCAAATGAGGAGACCTAATGGTAACTAAGCAAGAACTTGATGGGGTGCTGATAGAAATCAACAACATCCTGAAAGCAATAGATAAACGTATTACAGATTTAGAAAAGGCTTATACACCTAAGCCAGCAACAACTAGAAAGACTACAACTAAAAAATAAACATAACCACACATACACCTATTGGGAGAATGTATGACACCAGAAAATGTAAAACATTACGAGAACTACTTTGACTTATTTAACACAGATGGCTGGTCACAGCTTATGGAGCAAGTTCAAGTAGATAAGGATAACTTCCAGATTGAAGCTATTGCAGATGAAAAGACTTTGTATCAAACACAAGGACAACTTTACGTCTTAAATACTTTAATCAACATGGAAGATATGGTCAGGGCAGCGTACGACTCTATTCTAATTAGCGAGAGGGAAGCCGTTAATGGCGAATAGAATCTATGACTTTAAATGCTCAAACGGACATATTACTGAACGCTTTATAGGCTCTGAAACACAGACTATAGAGTGTCCTGAATGTGACCAAGATGCAAAGCGGGTAATTTCTAAATGTTCTTTTGTATTAGATGCTGTATCTGGAGACTATCCTGGAGCAACTATGAAGTGGGCAAGAGAACATTCGAAAGCCGCTAAGAAATAATCTTTTAATTTTCCACAATACTTATTTAAGAGTACGGAGTTTATAATATAATGGCAACAATACTAGATACACCAGAGGAATTTAACGAAGAAAATCTACAAGAAGGCGAAGAGCTTTCTACGTTTGAAGAGCAAGAATCCGTAGAGGACAACCTTGAACAAGAACAAGTAGCAGAAGAACAACCTAAAGAAGAGTATATTCTACCAGATAAATATAAAGATAAGTCTGTAGCAGAAATTGTACAGATGCACCAAGAAGCTGAAAAGCTAGTTGGTAGACAAGGCTCAGAAGTAGGAGAACTTCGTAAGGTTGTAGACGACTTTATTAAAGCAAACCTCGACAACAATACCCACGAAAAACAAGCTGAGGTTGAAGAGATTGATTTCTTTGAAAAACCTAAAGAAGCTATTGCACAATCTATATCATCTAATTCTGATATTCAAGAAATTAAACAGATGAAGATAGACATGGCTCGTAGAGATGCTATGAATAGGTTGGAGCAAGCGCACCCTAACTTTATGGAGACTGCTAAGTCAGAGGGCTTCATAGAATGGGTTAAGGCTTCTAAAGTACGGACAGAACTTTTACAACGAGCTGACAGTAACTTTGATTTTGATGCAGCAGATGAGCTTCTTTCTACTTGGAAAGAACGAACTCAGGCATCTACAAAGGCACAGGAAGTTGTTGAAAAAGATAGAGGACAACAGCGTAAGGCTGCTTCTTCTGGCTCTGCTAAAGGAACTGGAGAAAGTAAATCTAAGAAAATCTATCGGCGGTCTGATATTATTAACTTAATGCAAAACAATCCTGCACGATACTTAGAATTGTCTGATGAATTAACACAGGCATATTCAGAAGGTAGGGTGCGATAATCTTAAATTTTTATATAGGTAAAATATAATGGCACTTGGTACAAATCATGTAACAAACACAACTGGCGCAACTTTCATTCCAGAGTTATGGAGTGACGAGATTGTAGCTGCTTATAAATCTAACTTAGTTCTTGCTAACTTGGTAAATAAAATGCCAATGTCTGGTAAGAAAGGTGATACTTTACATATCCCTAAACCAACTCGTGGTTCTGCTTCTGCTAAAGGTGCAGAGTCTCAAGTAACTTTGATTGCTGCTACAGAATCAGAAGTTCAAGTCAGCGTCGACAAACATTATGAATACTCTCGTTTAATCGAAGATATTACTGATGTTCAAGCTCTAGCTTCTATGCGTAAATTCTATACAGATGACGCTGGTTACGCTTTAGCTAAACAAGTTGATGATGATTTGTTTGCTTTAGGTAAATCACTAGGTAATGGTGATGGTTCTGACTGGACTCATAGCAACAGCTTCTATGTTGATGGTGCTAACGGTATTGCTGCTTATGCAGAAGATACTGTAGCTGCTACTGATATTTTCACAGATTTAGCTTTCCGTGAACTTATCAAGCAACTAGATGATAACGATACTCCAATGGAAAATCGCTTTATTGTTATTCCTCCTTCAGTTCGTCAAACTATTATGGGTATCGACCGTTACAACTCTAGCGACTTCGTAGATGGTCGTGGTGTTATGAATGGTCAAATCGGTACTTTGTACGGTATTGATGTTTACGTTAGTTCTAACTGTCCTGTAATTGAAACTGCTGCTAACAACACAGCTTCAGCTATAGATACTAAAGCTGCTATCATTGGTCATAAAGATGCAATGGTACTTGCAGAGCAAATGGGCGTACGTTCACAAACTCAATACAAGCAAGAGTACTTAAGTAACTTGTTTACTTCTGACACTCTTTATGGTACAGAGGTTTTACGACCTGAGTCTGCACTTGTTGTAGCTGTTCCAGCTTAGTAAGTTCTAACGGTATGGGGGGCTTAATTGCCCCCTGTATTTATTCTTTTTAATCTACACACAAATACAGAATATTTAGGAGACTTGCTTTGAGTATATACAGAGGTTCAGGTGGTTCAGGAGATGCTACTTCTGATGCTACCATAAATGAAGTAACAGAGTTAGTACAAGATGCTAATGAGTATAAAAATGAAGCAGCTGCTTCTGCATCTAACGCTGCAACAAGTGCTAGTAATGCTGCTACTTCTGAATCTAATGCTAGTACCTCAGAAACCAATGCAAGCTCTAGCGAAACAAATGCTGCCACCAGCGAAGCTAATGCAGCAACTTCAGAAACTAATGCAGCTACGTCTGCTACCAGTGCTTCTACTTCAGCGTCTAATGCGTCAACTTCTGCATCGGCAGCACAGACTGCACAGACAGCAGCAGAAACAGCACAAGCTAGTGCAGAGACAGCAGAGACTAATGCTAGTGCATCTGCCACATCAGCAAGCAATTCAGCAAGTACAGCAACTACACAAGCTGGTATAGCTACTACTAAAGCTAGTGAAGCATCTACCTCAGCAACTAATGCAGCAACTAGTGAAACCAATGCAGCGAATAGCGCAACAAGCGCAGCAACTTCTGCTACAAATGCAGCTAATAGTGCATCAACTGCATCAACAGCAGCAAGCAATGCTTCTACTTCAGAGTCCAATGCTAGTACAAGTGAAACAAATGCAGCAGCCTCAGCAACGTCTGCAAGCTCCTCTGCCAGCTCCGCATCCTCTAGTGCTACTAGTGCAGCAGGTAGTGCAACAACTGCCACTACAAAGGCTTCTGAGGCGGCTACAAGCGCATCTAATGCCAGCACATCAGAAACTAATGCTGCAAACTCTGCAAGCGCAGCTAGTACATCTGCTACTAATGCTAGTACATCAGAGAGTAACGCAGCTACATCAGCTACAAATGCAGCTTCTTCTGCTAGTGCAGCATCGGATAGTGCTACAGAAGCCTCCACATATGTTGCAGACCAAACAGGCAACGCAGGTAAGTTTTTACAAACAAACGGTAGTGTTGTTTCATGGCAACCTGCTGTAGAGAAAACATCTTCAACAGGCTCTGCGGTAATTCCATCAGGCACGGAAGCACAACGCGATGGTTCACCAGTTAATGGTTACTTTCGTTACAATTCAGACGCTGGTCAGTTTGAAGGCTATGCTGCTGGTGCTTGGGGCGAGATAGGCGGTGGCGGTGGTGGTGCTACAGGCGGCGGTGGCGACCAAATATTTGTTGAGAACTCACAGACAGTGACAACAGACTATACAATCCCATCAGGTAAAAGTGCGTCAAGTGCGGGACCTATTACAATAAATACAGGTGTTACAGTGACTATTTCTTCAGGTAGTGTGTGGGTGGTGTTATGAGTCAATTAAACGTAGACAGCATTAAAGACAGAACAGGTACTGACCAACCAGACATTGTAGGCGTTGCTAAAGCGTTTGTTAATTTTGATGGAACAGGCACTGTAACCATTCGCAATGGGTTTAATGTAAGCAGTATTACTGATAATGGCACAGCTAATTACACTGTTAATTTTACTAATGCTATGGTAGACGATAATTACACTGCTACATACGGAGCTAAGTATGCTACAACCACTATTGCTGGGTTGGTTTGCGAGACGACGGGTACGACAAGGGCTACGACTAGTTTAGGTATTCGAACTTCTAATTCCTCAAGTGCCGCAGCCGTAGATTTACCAGCAGTACAGGTAGCCATATTCCGCTAATCTCTAAACAAACTAAAGGAACAACAATGGACAAAAGAATTATTTACACAAACGACGAAGGTGGCGTAAGCGTTGTAGTGCCATCACCAGAATGGGCAGGTACTATGGAAGAGCTACGCGACAAAGTAGTGCCAGAAGCTAACAAGGCATCTGCTGAGATTGTTGATGTCAGCGAAGTACCTTCAGACCGTACATTCCGCAACGCATGGGTTCAGGAGTAATTGATATGATTAAAGTAGACGTAAACAAAGCCAAAGACATTACACACGAGAAACGTCGTTCTAAACGCTCTGAAGAGTTCGCGCCATTAGATGTGCAGGCAACTATCCCAGCCAAAGCAGTAGAAGCTGAAGCAGCTCGTCAAGCTATTCGTGACAAGTATGACGCTATGCAAGCTGAGATTGATGGTGCAACATCTGCTGACAAGCTGAAAGAAGTGATTGAACGCGAGGCATTGTAATGGCTGGCTCTTTAAAGTTTGACACTTGGTTGAACGATGACAGCACAGAGAATTATAAGTGTCGTGCTTGGGTGAATTTCAACGGCACAGGTACAGTGGCTATTCGTGCGTCTGGTAATGTAAGTAGTATTACAGATAATAGTACTGGTGATTACACAGTGAACTTTACTAATGCTTTAGAGGATGCTAATTATACATGTGTGGAATCATGTGGCAGTACAGGCTTGAGTAGATTTGGCTCGCCAGAGGCTTTTACAACAGTATCAGTGGATGTCAAATGCCAGAGTTCGGTATCCGTTTATGACCCAGAATTTATGTGTGTAACAATATTCCGCTAAGCCCTAAAGGAGTTAATTAAATGTCACAATTAAACATAAGCACCTTAGCCAACTTAGCAGGCAGTGAGTCTACGCCGATAGCTGACGTAGTAAATGGCAGTGCAAGAGCATGGGTGAACTTCAATGGAACAGGCACTGTAGCAATACGGGCTAGTTATAATGTAAGCTCTATCACTGATATTGGTACAGGTAATTATGCTATTAATTTTGCTACAGATATGGCAGATATTAATTACTGCCCGACCTCTGGCACTATAGACCCTGCTTTTAGTTCAAACTCTTTAACTGGTTATATTGAAAATACCAGCGTTAGCTCAGCAAGGTTTACAGCGAAAGCCTCCAATGGGGGTAGCTATGACATGTCAGCTTACTATGTCTCATTTCACGGGAATATTTAATTATGCCATTAATAATTGATACATTTTTGTAACCATACACCGCTAGGCTTTAAAGGAGCTAATTAACAATGGATTTCCAAGATTTATTTAATGCAACATTCGCTCTTATATCTATATTTGTTGGCTGGTATCTAAGAGCAGTATGGGATGCTATTAGCAGATTACGTTTAGACATTCAGCAGATAGAGAGAAATATCCCTAACGTGTATCTTAGACGTGATGATTTTCAAATAGCTCTATCTGACATTAAAGACACTCTTAACCGAATAGAAGATAAACTAGACAGTAAGGCAGACAAATGATACAGCTAATAACTCTTGTTGGTGAGTTAGCCACTACATGGATGCAAGGCAAAGCAGAAGAAGCTAAGGTCAAGCAGGAAGTAAAGATTAAAGCTATGCAGTCCGAAGAGAACTGGGAAAAAATGATGGCTGAAGGTAGTAAGACATCTTGGAAAGATGAATGGTTCGTTATTGTGCTTTCTATCCCTATGATTGGTGCGTTCATCCCTAGCTTAGTACCCTACATTCAAGAGGGTTTCGCAGTTTTAAACTCAATGCCAGAATACTACAAAGGTTTTCTAGCAGCAGCTATAGCAGCTTCCTTTGGAATCAAGGGTTTAGCTAACTGGAAGAAATAAAGTTAAATAAAGACTTGACAAATCATTCAAAATATGATACAATAAATAAAAATTTATTTTAGGAAGTAAATAATAACTATGACTTATTTAGAAACAGTAAATAAAATCCTAAAGAGATTAAGAGAGAGGACAGTTACGTCTGTAGAAGAAACAGCTTACTCTGCTCTTATCGGTATATTCGTTAATGACGCTAAACAAGTTGTGGAGGAAGCATGGAAATGGTCTGCTTTACGTACTACACTAACGGCAACTACTACGTCTGGTATTTTTAGTTATGAGTTAAATGGTACTCAGAATAACTTTGACATCCTAGATGTAGTTAATGATACTGATGATTTCTTTCTTCAGTATAAAGATGCTCATAGCTTTAATGGTTTATTCTTAAACTCTGAGCCAGCTACAGGCTCTCCTTACTACTACAGCTTCAATGGTATTAGTTCTGATGGAGATACTCAAGTAGACTTATACCCTATACCTGATGATACTTATACGTTACGTTTTAATATGGTACAACGTCAACCTGATTTAGAGGCAGAGGCAGATACTATTCAAGTTCCAGCTAAACCTGTAGAGTTATTAGCTTATGCTATGGCTATTGAAGAACGTGGTGAAGATGGTGGTGTTAATCCTGTTACTGCTTACGCTATAGCAGAACGTGCCTTATCAGATGCTATTACATTAGATTGCGGTAAGCACCCTGAAGAAATTATCTGGGTGGCACGCTAATGCGGGCTAAGAGTATACTAACAGAAAACTTAACTACTGCTGCTCTTACTGATAGTACAGCGTTATTGTATACTGTACCACCTAATACTAAAGCTAAGTGGGTATTAGCATTTATATCTAATGGTTCTGGTTCTACTATCTCTAACGTACATTTAGAAATATCTAACGGTGTAGATATAGTTGTACTAGGTTCTAAGTCTCTAGGTTCTGGAGATTTTATACAGCTTAAACAAGATGGTGGCTATGTAATGTTAGAAGCTGGTTATGAGATAAGAGGCAATGCTGGTTCTACTGGTGTTAGTTGTATTTTAACTGTGGAAGAAACTTCTAGTACGGTGACTTATAATGGCTAAACCTTTACAAGCTGCATCAATCGTAGCCCCCGGTTTTTTTGGTCTTAATACTCAAGAGGCTGGTGTAACACTAGAAGCTGGCTTTGCCTTACAAGCTGACAACTGTGTAATAGATAAGTATGGTCGGTTAGGTAGTCGTAAAGGTTGGGCGTACCGTACAACTCAATTGGGCGGTGTTGATAATGCTAACGATGGTGTTAATTTATTAGGCACTCACATCTCTTTATATTTATCTGGTGTTAAAAGAAACTTGTCTTGGAACGCCACTACATTTTATAAAGGTTATAGCAATTTAACAGCTATTACTCCTAGTACAACAGATACTATCTCTGCTGGTAACTGGACTGCTGCCAGCCTTAATGACAGAACTTACTTCTTTCAACGAGGTTACAAGCCTTTAGTATATACAAACGAGACTACTACAGATGAGTTTAAGTCTATAGACACTTTTACTGGGTATGATGGTACACCACCACAGGCTAACATAGTTATGTCTGCATACGGGCGTTTATGGGCTGCTGATACTAACTCTAATAAAACAGTAGTTTACTTTTCTGACCTGTTAGATGGTACTAAATGGGGTTCAGGTAGTGCTGGTCAACTAAACATAGCTGGTACGTTTGCTAAGAACAGTGATGTTATTACTGGGTTAGGCGCACATAACGGTTTCTTAGTAGTATTCTGTAAGAACTCTATCATGTTGTTTCAAGATAGAGATAGTTTTGAGGCGAGCTTCGATGTTACTACACTCTCTCTAGTAGAGACTATTGAAGGTATTGGTTGCATATCTCACAACACTATACAGAATGTTGGCGATGATATTATGTTCTTATCATCTACAGGTGTTAGGTCTTTAGGTAGAACTATACAAGAGAAGTCACAACCATTAAGAGATTTATCTAAAAACGTACGTGATGATTTGATTACGTTTGTAGAGAATGAAGGTACAGACACAAACATTAAAGCTGTGTACTGTCCTAACTTTGCTTTCTATTTACTTTACTTTCCTAGTGCTAGTGTTGCTTACGCTTTTGATACCAGAAGTCCTTTACAAGATGGCTCTCTTAGAATTACTAAGTGGATAGAAATAACTCATACTAACTTTGTTTATGATTCTGATGAACGCAAGTTACTATTCTGCCAAGCTAATGGTTTAGCTGAATACTTTGGTTCTCAGGATAATGGTAGTGCATTTAACTTTAAGTATTACACTAACTACTTTGACTTAGGTAATAGTAATATAGCTAAGATAGCTAAAAGGTTGTGTGTAACATTGATTGCACCAGATAACCAAACATTCGTAACTAAACTAGGCTTTGACTACTCTACTAAATACTTTAGCTACCCTTACGTT